GATTTTACTCATGATTTGAGAACTTGTCAAGGGTTTGTATAAATGTTATAATATCTACATATTAGTGATAAAGACTCATGGTAATAAGGCCCGGAACTATGGCAAAGAGAAAAAGATCTGAACATTATGTTAATAATAAAGAGTTTCTGGCTGCTTTAATTAAATATCGCGAAGATAAAGAAATAGCAGCACTTAGAGATTTACCGAAGCCAGTCATCCCTCGATACATTGGTGATTGTTTTTTAAAGATTGCTAATCATCTTTCTTTTAAACCTAACTTCGTTAACTATATGTTTAAGGAAGATATGATTTCTGATGGTATTGAGAATTGTGTTCAATACATTCATAACTTTAATCCAGAGAAATCCCAAAATCCTTTTGCTTACTTTACACAGATTATTCATTATGCTTTTCTTCGTAGGATTCAAAGAGAAAAGCGTCAGCTAGAAATTAAGAATAAGATTATCGAAAGATCTGGATATAGTGAGGTGTTTGATGATAATAATACCATTGACGGATCTAATTATTCCGAGTATAATCAAATTAAAGATGCAGTTCATAGCAAGTTGCGTAATTGAATGAAGATTGCTATTATTACTGACCAGCATTTTGGAGCTAGAAAGAATTCAAAACTCTTTCATGATTATTTTTTGAAGTTTTATAATAATATATTTTTTCCAACTATTGAGAAGGAAGGTATTACAACCATTGTGGATATGGGTGATACTTTTGATAGTCGTAAAGGTATTGATTTCTCTGCGTTATCATGGGCTAAGAATAATTACTATGATAGATTAAAAGATTATACTATTCATACTATTGTAGGAAATCATACTGCTTATTATAAGAATACCAACCAAGTAAATGCAGTTGATCTTTTACTTCGGGAGTATGATAATGTAAAGACTTATTCTGAAACGACAGAAGTAAAAATAGATAATTTAGATGTTCTTTTTGTTCCTTGGATTAATTCAGAGAATGAAGAAAGAACATTTAAACATTTGAAGAAGACTAAATGTGAAGTTGTTATGGGTCATCTTGAACTTAATGGGTTTCAAGCTACTCAAGGACATATAATGGAGCATGGGACTGCTGTTGGTGCATTCCAAAGGTTTAAAAGAGTTTTCTCTGGTCATTATCATGTGAGGTCTCATCAAGAAGGAATATATTATTTGGGAAATCCTTATGAGATGTTTTGGAATGATGCTGGAAGTGAAAGAGGATTTCATTTATTTGATACAGAAACATTAGAACTTACATGTGTTAATAATCCTTATGGTATTTTTTATAAAATTTTTTATGATAATACTCCACACCAAACATTTGATACTAGAGAGTATAAAGATAAAATTGTAAAACTTATAGTAAAAGAAAAGACAGATCAAGTTCTATTTGAAAAGTTTATTGATAAACTTTATGCATCTGGAATTAATGATCTTAAGATTGTTGAGAATTTTGGATTTAATGAATTGGATAATATTGATGATGATGAAGAATTTGAATCTGAAGATACAATGTCTATTCTTAATAGGTATATTGAGGAGGCAGATGTAAAGTTGGATAAATCAATTGTACAAAAAATGATACGTGAAGTCTATCAAGAGGCTTGTGAATTGATTTAAGATGTATATCCTAACAATTCATGGGAAAGAAAAGGAGGGAGCATATTCTGTAACAGATGATGAAGGAGAACAAATTCTTTACTTATTTGAAGAAGAAGATGATGCAATGAGATTTACTATGATGTTAGAAGAAAGTGGAAGTCCGGAAATGCATGTAATTGAAGTGGAAGATGAAATCATGATAAAAACTTGTGAGCATCATGATTACAAATATGTTGTTATAACTCCTAATGATATTGTAATTCCTCCTAATTCTGACAATGATCTTATTTAAAAAAATTAAATATCGAAACTTTTTAAGTACCGGTAATCAATTTAGTGAAATTAGTTTTGAAGACCATGCAACAACTTTAATTGTTGGAACAAATGGTGCAGGGAAAAGTACTGTATTAGATGCGCTTACATTTAGTTTATTTGGAAAGCCTTTTCGTAAGATTAATAAGCCTCAGTTAGTTAATTCCATTAATGAAAAGGATGCTAAGGTAGAAGTAGAATTTTCTATTGGTGATAAGGAATGGAAAGTGGTGAGAGGGATAAAGCCTAATGTTTTTGAAATTTATAGAGATGGTAAAGTTTTAGATCAATTTTCTTCGGCCGTTGATCAGCAGAAATGGCTAGAACAAAATGTTTTGAAGATGAATTATAAGTCATTTACTCAAATTGTTATTCTTGGTAGTAGTAATTTTGTTCCTTTTATGCAATTGACTAATAATAATCGTAGAGAAGTTATTGAGGATTTGTTGGATATTAAAATCTTTTCTTCAATGAATAATGTTATTAAAGAAAGGATTCGTGGAAATAAAGAAGAGATAAAAACTTTAGAACTTAAGAAAGAGTCTCTTAATGATAAGGTTAAGATGCAAGAGGAGTTTATTGATGAGATAGAGTCTAGAGGAAAAGAAACTATAGAAGAAAAGAATGATAAGATTGATGAACTAGATTTATCTGTAGCAAAGTTAATACAGGATAATGAATTTTATGAAGGTGAAGTAGTAGGATATACACAGATGCGAGAGCAGAGTGTTGGTGCTACAGAAAAACTTCGTAAGTTAGCTGGATTAAAAGGTAAGATTTCTAATAAGGTATCAACGATTACTAAAGAGCATAAGTTCTTTACTGATAATGTAACGTGTCCTACATGTACTCAACCAATCGAGGAGGAGTTCAGAATAAATAAGATTGAAGATGCTCAAACTAAAGCAAAGGAGTTGCAATCTGGTTTTAAAGAACTAGAGGAGGCAATTAAAAACGAAGAAGAGAGAGAGCATCATTTTACAACTTTATCTAAGGAGATTACTAAACTAACGCATGGCATTTCTAAAAACAATACTAAGATCACTGGGTGTCAACGACAGGTCAGAGATCTGGAATCGGAAATTCAGAGACTTACCGATCAACTTGCAAACAGAAATACTGAGCATGACAAGTTAGCCAATTTCAAAGACAACTTAAAAACTACATACAACGATTTAGCATCTAGAAAGGACACTATTAACTATTATGCTTTTGCATATGGTTTGCTTAAAGATGGTGGAGTTAAATCTAAAATCATCAAGAAGTATCTACCGCTGATAAATCAGCAAGTAAACCGTTATCTACAGATGATGGACTTCTACATAAATTTTACTCTTGATGAGGAGTTTAACGAAACCGTCCAGTCCCCAATACATGAAGATTTTTCTTATGCTTCTTTCAGCGAGGGAGAGAAGATGAGAATAGACCTAGCACTCCTTTTCACTTGGAGAGAGGTGGCTAAGTTTAAGAACTCTGTAAATACTAATCTATTAATTATGGATGAAGTGTTTGATAGTTCTTTAGATGGATTTGGAACAGATGAGTTTCTTAAGATTATTCGTTTTGTAATTAAGGATGCAAATATATTTGTCATATCTCATAAAGTGGGGATGGAAGATAAGTTTGCGAATTGTATTAAGTTTGAAAAGATAAAGGGGTTTAGTAGGATGGTAGTTTAATGTCTACCTTTAAACATGAACCTACTGGTAAGAGATTCTTTTTTATTCATATCCCCAGAACAGCAGGAAGATTTTTTGAACAAAATCTTTTAAAGGTTAATAATTTTGTATGGGATGATAAGGTTAATATTGATAGGCAATATAAAAGTATTGATGGAGTTGAACTGGCTCATTTTCATAGAGAATATTATGAAAAATATTTGGATGTAGAAGGAATTCCTCATATTACTATTGTTAGGAATCCAATTGATAGATTTATTTCTTGTTCTATTTTTTTGAGAAAATTGTATGGGGATGATATTGATGAGATGTTGGAAGATGAAATGTATTTTTATAGTATGATTCAAAATTATCCTTTATCGCAATCAGTAAATTGGTTTCGTTCACAATTAGACTTTATTTCTGATAAGACTCATATATGGAAGTTTGAAAATGGGTTTGGTGATGATTTTGCTAAGTGGGTCAGTCATATAGTAGACATGGATATTATGATTAAATCTGATGTGCAGGTTGATAAACTGCCCACCAATGAGTCTAGAAAGGTTAAGAGGAGTGCTAAACTCATAGATAATGTTAGGAACCTGTATAGGAGGGACATTGAAACACTCTATCCCGAATTGGCTCCATCATAGCAAGAAGGAGCCAAAACGAAAACTTAAACCCCAAGCATTGCGTCAAGCAAAGGCTAGACGACAAGCACTCAAGAGGAAACTCAAGGGTGCTTTTTTAATTGCATAAATAAAATCTAAATGGCACAGTTAATTACAGATGCTACAGTATCCTTGAAGTTAGAAGGAGTGGTTTCAGAGTTACATCCAGAGTTGGATAAGAACCAAATTCAAGAAGTAGCACATTTTGTTTATCATAGAATGAATATGATACCAGTGTATGAACAGGCAAAGAAATTGATAGAGGCCTATATTGAGGATGAACTAGGTATAAACCAGTAGGCATATATTTTTGTAAAACCGAACCCCTTTATGTTGATTTCCTAACTAAATAGTGATAGAATGAATGAAAAGCGGAGGTTAAATGTAACCAAATCAATTCGTTATGTTATTCAAATAAAAAATGGAGGTTATCATCATGCACAATCTAGTATCCTATAATCAATTAGCCGGTTGGAAAAGTAGTATAGCAGACATGGAGGAAGTGGATCACGAATCGGCAGTAAATGATTATTTTCAGTGCCTTACAGAGTGCGATGATAATGCTACCGTTTGTCGAAGAATCTGTAAAGAGGTCTTCGTGTAGCTCCACCAGTTAAATATCTGTCACAATCCTCGCCCTAGGGTGGGGATTTTTTTTGTATAATGTATGCATACCACACCAAAGCAGTATGGATCCCATCAGTGCCAACAAGCATAAGACCTATTTGACGGATGAAGGAGAAGAAAGAAATTGGACTAGAGATATTTGTATTGCTGCACATTCAAGAGGAATTATTGAAGACATGATTCGTGCTTTAGGACGTGGTGAAGATACTCCAGCACAACGTATGAAGATTAAACTTGTAGTTTATGAAGCTTTTAAGGGAATATATGGAGTGGACTGTGATGACATTCCAAATTTGAGCGACAGATCCAGATTCGTTAAGTGGTGAGGTGAATCCAATGGCAGTTCAACAGGAAATCAAATCCCAACTTGCAAAACTATTAGCTACTGAAGATTTGGTAGTAGAGCATAAGCAAGTGGAGTGTGCTCAGTTTAATGTTCATACACGGGTTCTTGTGCTTCCTCTATGGGAAAAGGCAAGTAATGATGTATATGACATGTTGGTAGGCCATGAGGTGGGTCATGCTCTCTTTACACCTGATGAGGATCCTCCAGAAGATGTTCCTCATCAGTTTATAAATGTGGTAGAGGATGCGCGAATTGAGAAGTTAATGAAGCGTAAGTATATGGGTCTTGCTAAATCTTTCTATAAGGGATATAGTGAACTTTATGAACAAGATTTCTTTGAATTAGATGGTGAAGATATTACTAGTTTTAATCTTGCTGATAGGGCTAATCTATATTTCAAGGTGGGTCACTTCCTTGATTTGGCTTTTCTCCCTGCTGAAAAAGAGATTGTCGATATGATAGGTAGGTGTGAAACCTTTGATGATAGTAAGAAAGCAGCATTTGTTTTATATCAATATTGTTTAGAACAGCAGAAGAAAGAACAGGAAGAGACAGAATCTAAAATAATGGAACCTGATAGTGGAGAAGGTGAAAGTTTTTCTGATGAGTTTTTTGATGATGGAAAGGAAGAGGTGGGGAAAGAACAAGAACATGTAGAAGAACCAGAAGTTCAGACTGCAGAATCATTAGATAGTAAACTTCAGGAGTTGGTTAATAGTGGGGGAGTTGAAAATGAATATATTGAAGTTCAAAAAGTTAATCTGGATACTATAATTGTTAGTAATCAAGATATTCATTTAAATATTGGTCATTCATGGCATGATCAAGGACAAATTAAGAGCAAATTGGATCCTGTAAATAAAAAAATAATTTATACTGTATCAGATGAGTTTGTGAGAGTGGATACTGAATTTTATAAATTTAAAAAGGATGCTCAAAAGGAGGTAAGTTATCTTGTTAAAGAATTTGAATGTAGGAAATCAGCTAGTGCTTATATTCGTTCTGCTACAAATCGCACTGGGGTTCTCGATACAAAGAAGCTTCAAACATATAAATTTAATGAAGATCTTTTTAAGAAGGTTACTATTGTTCCTGATGGGAAAAACCATGGATTAGTTTTTATTCTTGATTGGTCTGGTTCTATGCAATTTGTGTTACAGGATACTATTAAGCAACTTTATAATTTGCTTTGGTTTTGTAGAAAGGTTCAGATTCCTTTTGAGGTATATGCTTTTACTAATGAATATAGACGCCAAGATCAATATCAGTTAAAACATCATTATGAAAGGAAGGAGGGAGTATTTCATATTGAGGATGAGTTTAATTTAATGAATCTTTTTACCAGTAAAGTAAATGGTAAAACCTTAGAGTATCAGATGATAAACATTTGGCGTATTGTAACTGCTTTTAAAGAAGTAACTGGTTATAATTATCCTGACAGGCTAATTCTTTCAGGAACTCCTCTTAATGAAGCATTGATTTCTTTACATCAGATTCTTCCTAAGTTTCAAAAAGAAAATAAACTGGAGAAGGTGCAATGTATTGTATTAACTGATGGTGAGGCAAATCCTCTTCCTTATCATAAGACAGTGCAGCGTAGTTGGGAATCTGAACCTTATTTGGGATGTCGTAATATTAATCCTAATAAGTGTTTTTTACGTGATCGTAAGTTAGGGAGAACTTATAAAATGGGTTATAGATATCATGACTTTACAGATGTTCTTCTTAACAATTTAAAAGATAGATTTCCTTCTACAAACTTTATTGGTATTAGAGTTCTTTCTCCTAGAGATGCTAATAGTTTTATGAGATTATATAAGGAAGATCATTCTCTTACGTGGAAAAAGAATAGGAGTTTTATTATTCATGGGTCTGGATATGATGCATATTTTGCTTTATCTTCAACAACACTTGCACAAGATGCAGAGTTTGATGTAGAATCGGATGCAACAAAAGCTCAAATTAAGAAAGCATTTGTGAAATCTTTTAAAATTAAAAAACTAAATAAGAAGGTTCTTTGTGAATTTATAGAGTTAGTGGTATGAATAAAAATTACGATGATTCTAATTGGAGATCAGAGTATCTAGATATTGCAGGCCATCGACTCAAGACTTTGCACTGTGAAATTTTGGAGAAGGGTCCTAAATCTCTTTCTCAATCATGGATTCTTGGTGCTATGCATGGTGACTGGAAAAGGATTAAGGGGTATAAAGATCCTGAACCACCTGACTGTCAATCATCGTTCAAAGAGTGGGAAGACAGTATAGGAAGTGGACATAAGGAGATCTAAAAACTTCCTTCTTGCCTTATAATATGGTTATTGAAACACACACATCATGCTTCGCCTTAAAATGACTGATGATCACATTGTTGACGATTTAAGAAATACATATGGTGTAGAGTTTACTGCTGCTGATGTCAAAGGATATTGTGCATCTCGCGGAATGGCTTATCAGACAGTAACAAAACGCCTTGAGAAATATAAAGTAGGTCGCGGCAAATGGAATTTAGAATTAACTTCTAAAGTGGTTGAAGACATTGAACGTTCATTTAATGCACCTGCGGTGGAGCCTAAATTAGAACAGAACCTTATACCAGCAAGAGATGATACCTTCGTCAACTTTGGTCTTTTTAATGATCTTAAGGCCATTCTCAAAACCGGTGTGTTCTATCCTACGTTCATTACGGGTCTTTCGGGTAATGGTAAAACGTTCAGTGTTGAACAGGCGTGCGCTCAACTAAATAAAGAGTTAATAAGAGTTAATATTACAATTGAAACAGACGAAGATGACCTTATTGGTGGCTTTCGCCTTATCAATGGTAACACTGTATGGCATAATGGTCCAGTTATCGAAGCATTGGAAAGGGGAGCTACACTCCTTTTAGATGAGATTGACTTAGCATCTAATAAGATCCTATGTCTGCAACCAGTATTAGAAGGTAAAGGAATATTTCTTAAGAAGATTGGTAAATTTGTAAACCCTGTTGCTGGATTTAATGTTATTGCTACTGCCAACACGAAAGGGAAGGGTTCTGATGACGGTCGTTTTATTGGCACTAATGTTTTAAATGAAGCTTTCCTTGAGAGGTTTCCTGTAACTTTTGAACAAGAGTATCCTTCTCAATCTGTAGAGAAAAAGATTTTGGGGAGAGTTGCTTCTACAATTGGTGTAACTGATATTGATTTTATTAATCATCTTGTAACATGGGGTGACATTATCCGTAAAACATTCTATGATGGTGGGGTTGAAGATATTATCAGCACTCGTCGTTTGGTTCATATTGTTCGTGCATTTTCTATTTTTGGTAAGAAAGAAAAGGCCATTGAAGTTTGTATAAATCGCTTTGATGATGAAACCAAGCAGGCCTTCCTTGAGTTATATGATAAGGTTGATGTTGACTTTAATCTCTCTAACTGATATAATGGAGGAAACATATTATGGCTTGGTGGTTATTGTATGAAGAACTTTATGGGGACATGGACAAGGAGTATCCTATCATGAACATTGGTATTCGCAGTGATGTGACAGTTTTGGGTGGAGAGGAGAAGCATGATAAGTCATATTATGACTTTGATCGAAATAAGTCTCCAGTATATCCAGCAGATCATCCCAGTCAGCAATTTTGGCATGAAGATGGGTTTAGTCTTACAGGAAATCCGGGTAGCATGAGTCCTGATACTATTTCTTTTAGTAGTAAGGGTATTGGTGCTGCTGATACGATATCATTTTCGGATTATGATGGGTATGGAATGGGTCGAGATCATATTTCTTTTGGAAATACTGCTTATGATGAGCCACAGTATTATTCAGATATTCATGGTATAGTTGCTGGAGATGATCCTTATCCAACTCTTGGATCATCTATTACAGGATCTAGAGTTCAAGGTGGAATGGGTACTGATACTATCAATCTCTCCCCATATCCTCATGCTCCATTCAATAAAGTTCAAGAGCCTTCTATTAATAAAGTAGGAGTACGGAAGTATGAAGAAGATAGAGGTATTGCGGATCTTAAAGATTATGTCTCTTCAACGTATTCTGGACACTATACTACTAAAGGATCCAATGTCCAGACACTTGATCTTATTGAGTCCGTTGGTGATGCGGAATCTTTCTGTCGTTCTAATGCAATTAAGTATTTGAGCCGCTATGATAAGAAGGGGCAAGCAAAACGTGATATACTAAAGGCAATGCATTATTGTTTACTTCTTTATTACTTCAGTGGCAACACACAAAATGAAATTACGACCCGTGGTTATGAAACTTTCTGAATCAACACTTTCTGTTCTTAAAAACTTTTCAACAATCAATCAATCAATTCTTTTTAAACAGGGAAGTCAACTTCGCACTATAAGTGTGATGAAGAATATTCTGGCAGAAGTAACTGTTGAAGAAGAGTTTCCTAAAGATTTTGGAATTTATGATCTTCCTCAATTTTTAAATGGTATTGGAGTTCTTTATAATAATCCTGATTTTGATTTTCAGAATGATGGATATGTATTAATTAAAGAAGGTAAAATGCGATCCAAATTTCGGTTTGCTGATCCAAATGTTATTATTACTCCT